GTGTAGCTCGTGATGGGCTCGTCGTGGTTCCATAATGTAGTGACTGCCATGGTCTATTCTCCCTCCATGGCTTCGCCGGCATCTGCCGCATCGAATCGGGCGTCAGGATCTGTCGCGTCTCGATATCCACTCTCCGCCCAGCAGGTATCATTACAGTACCGACCGGCATACACTCCGAAGCTATACCGCTCTTCTAGGTCATATCGCGGTTTTTCTTTTCCACAGGCGCCGCACCGAGCTGTCGGTGTATGCATTGATTGACTGGGCAAAGCATTGAAATTATAATGTTCCGGAAGATGTGCCATTGTCTTTTTCCTTAGCTGTCTGGGCCAGATTGCCCCCCCCGTCACCTATTGGACAACCCAGCCCCTGCGGCTGCATCGCCAACCTTGGATCGTCCAGCCGTAGCTGTAGCTGTTCCACCCGCCAGGATACTCGAACTGCTCAATCTCCCGCAGCATCTCGACGTGCGCTTGGTCGTCGGCGGTCGTCTCGGGATCCTCCGGCTCGCGGTAGTCGACTCTGCCCGCCGCCGTTATCCAGCGCTCGCCGCTGGTCGAGCCTTGCCAGCAGGACCACTTCTCCGCCGCGAGGTGCCCGTCCGAGTAGAGCGTCACATCCCAGCCCACTGAGGTGCCGTCGGTCGGGTCGTAGGTCCGGACCGACGTAATGCGGCGGGTACTTAGCCGCTGCTGTCGGTGTGGGGCAACCCTCGCGGGTTTGAGCGTGGTCGCCGTCGGATCGTCTTGGATTGTTTGCATGTCCCTCTTCCCTCCCTTTTGCTGGCGGATTCGGTCCACCACCTATCTGTCAATCTGTGTTACCAAAAATAAATCCCGTCGGAGTGTGTTTCCCATGTGATTCCCCGGGGCAGCTCCTCGGATCGTGCGGAGAACGTGCTCACACACTGCCCGTTTGCGCGACTGTGCGCGATGGCCTTGACCCGTTCAGCGACCGGAAGGCACGCCCAGTCGTCACACGCGGCGGTGTGCTCCCGAGCCTGGTAGTCGGCCTCGTCTAAGATCGGATAGGCATCGAGTTCTTTGGCGGTCTCCTCGAGGTAGGTGTGACTTGGAGACTCAGGCTTGACGATTAGAATTTCAAACCACCCCGGCCCCCAGTGATTGAAGCTGCAGGCTTCGTGATCCGTGTGATCGGGGTCTAGGCGTGCTAATTCTGTCTGGATTACGTGCCAGTTGGAGAGGGTGTAGTCGTGGGTGGGCGTGTCTCGTGTAATCGAGACTGGTGACACAAGCCAGTCCTGTTGGTCGGGGAGGTTCAGGCCCTTTTCGTCCAATTCGGTCGGCTGAAAATCTCTATACTTTTGGAGTGCCATAAGTGTCCTCCTGTTTTTGTCAACCATGTGACTGTTCCTGACGCTGTGTTATCTCTTCGCAGACGTGCCCGGCACATCGGCCCACACAAGGTAAATCGCCAGCCGTTTTGGATCCCTGATCCAATGCTGTCCTTGACCACCACCCCGGTGCCGATCTCGGATCTCATCGGATGGTGAATGGGCTTGGGATCGAGTCTTCATGGCCATGCGCCTAATCTAGGCTCAGCTGATGACTATACTTTAGCATACTCTGGCACCTAATACAATGCTATTCGATGCTATATGATAGGGTTATTTGAGCGGCAACGCTGAGCCCCTCGAAGCCTCACAAGACAGACACAATACAAGCAAACAGAAAGCGAACCTCGCCCGGCCGTACGGCTTCCCGTGAATCCAGACATCTTCTAGGGTCTCTCTATCTTCATACGTCGAGACGTGTTCCACGTGGAACATGGGCGAGGATAAAGCGAAGCTAGCGGCGGATTCGGAGATGCCGACATCATTATTAATAAGCAGTACAGATCCAAATCCTCACGCTATATGGATGCCGGGGGGGGAGGGGGGAATAGAATCTGAAAAGACACTCCTTATCCCCATCTACATTGCAGGACCCCCTTGACTCACCGGGTGACCAGAGTATAGAGTGAGTGACTATGACTGGGATATCACCGATTGGTCGGACACGCGAGCGGGTACCGGAGTCTGTGGTGGTGTCGTATGCATTGGGGGCAGATCCCGAGGGGTTTGCGGCCTTGTTACAGGAGATGCGGTCGAGGTCCGGATTAACGATTGTGGCGGTGTGTGCGATACTGGGGGTACGTCCGGGGTCGATGTATCAGTATTTTTACAAGAAGCGCGGGGTAGGGGGAACAAGTACGATGCGGTGGTTCTTGCGATATGCGGAGGCGTGCGGGTGCGAGGTAACGGTACGGTTTCCGAAGAGCGAGCGATCGGTGCGTCTCCGTGGATAAGATCCGGAAGCTGACGGGTCGGGAGGCGACGGATTTTGCATCGATGGTGTTATCGGGGGCACCGGTCGCGGAGGTCGTGCCGTATTTCTGTCCGGACGATGCGACGGAGGATCGGTTACTCCAGGCGGAGGCGTCGTGGCCGATGCAGCCCGAGGTGCTGGTCGCGATTGAGATCCAGACGGGCGGGGTCCCGTGGCACCAGCTGGGGGACGATCGGCGGCTCGACGTATCGTTACGGAAACATTACAATGAGATGGCGTATTTCTTGTGGACGACGAACTATGCATCGTGCGATGGGGCGTCGAAGCTGAAAGCGGATACATGCCGGACGGCGATCGAGGCCAAGGTTGCCGGGATGGCCGGGAAAGAATCGCCCCTGGCGTCGTTTTATCATGACCTGCTCCAGCGGTACGAGGGGGAGCGATCGACGGTGTCATGATGGCTGATCCTCCGGTCTGGCGGTTCCTGCACGTTTCGATTCTCTGCGTCACGCTGCTGGGGCTCCAGCTGCTCACCGCGACCCAGTACGACGTGACGCTTGATGGGGAAGCCGGGACGCTCGCCGGGGTCGCGCTGACGGCACTCCTGCTCGAACTCCGGCGCTGATGCCGACCGTCACTGCGCCCCCGCCCCTGCGCGATGAACTGATCACGGCCTTCCGCCGGTTTCTCTGCGAGCGGATTGCGTTCGTGCCGTTTGAACATCAGGCCGCGTGGTGGGCGACGACTGATGGATACGTCCTGACCGATACCCCGCCGACGGCGCGAGATCGCACCATCCAGGTCAGACTGCCCGATGCCTCCCTGGCGACCCGGACGCTCACGCCGAGACCCCATGGGCGGGCCAAGGTCGTGGCGGAGCTGGGCGCGTACAAATCCGGGAAATCCGCCGGAGCCGGAATCTGGGCCGCCGCGTTTGCCGCCGTGCCCAACGCCCTGGTCTATCTGGTCGGGAACGAATATGATATGTGTGCCCCGGAATTTGACTATCTCCTGGAAGCCCTGTGCTCGGAACGGGGACTCAATCAGCGGTATGCCTCGCTGCAGAACCGTCCGAAGGATGGCCGCCTCTGGCTGGAACTCGATAATGGGGCGCGGTTCGAGGCCCGGAGCTGGGAACGCGCCGAGTCCCTCAAGGGCAAGGAGGTCGATGCCTATATCTACTGCGAGGCGTATCAACTGCCGGGCATTGAATGTTTCACCTCCGTGTCGCAGAATCTCCGCGTTCGACAGGGATATGCGGTCTTTCCGACCACCCCTGACCGTCCCTGGGTGCAGGTGTTTCACGACCATGGACATGACCATGCCGATTTTCCCCAGTGGGTCTGTCACTGCGGGATTCCGGCCGTCGTGAATCCGTACAGCTTCGATCAGTCCGCAATGGACCGCGATGAACACCTCCTCACCCGCGAGAAGTTCTCGATTGCCTATCTCGGGACGCTGGGGGACTACGTCGGGCGCGTGTACAATTATCAGCGGGGCGGACGACAACTCTCCCTGACGAGCCATCCCCACTTGTGGCATAATCCCGAACGAGGGGCGGTGCGCGAGAATCTGAAGCTGCCGTCCGACTGGACCGTGACGCTGGGGGCCGATACCGGGACCTATTGCGCCGCCGTGGTCGTGGCCGTGTCCCCGACGGGCGTGGCCTATGTGCTCGATGAGGTCACGAATTATCGCTACGTCGCCAATACGCCGGAACTGGACGAGACGAGTTCGATTGTCCGCTGGACCGATGCCGTCTGCCGGATGGCCGCCCTCTGGCAAACCCGCCCGCTGGCCTGGGTGGACAGTAACTCCCAGTTCAAGCAGGAATGCCTCCATCATGGCCTGCACCTGCTGGCGAACCAGCGTGGACGCGAAGTCCGGACCGAAGCGACACGGCAGTACTTCCAGCATGACCAGATTTGTCTCGCGCCGTGGCTCTCGCTGGTGCCCTATGAACTGGAATATGCCCAGTGGCCCGATCAGTCCACGGCGGCCGGGAAATATGAGCGCGTGAAAGTCAATGACCATGCCCTGGATTGCGTGGAACACGTCCTGTCACGCCATCCGCGTGCGGTTCGTACACGGCCCACGCGCCCGATGGTCCCGCCGTCCGGGTCCATCCAGTGGTACGGGTCGCCCCTTCGGAAGAAAGCCCGTCGGACACCGGTCGATGTCCATTTAGGAGCCCACTGATGCCAGCGTCGATGGAAACCCAATTAGCCGAGATGCAACGGCAACTGTCGTTCGTGATGCAGACGCTCTCGCTCACCAAGCAGGGACCCAACGGACAGACCGAGTCCCGGTCGTTGCAGGTGCTCTATCAGGAGATGATGACCCATGTTGGCACAACTCCGCAAACATTTGCAGACGTGGCTCAACGTGCCTTTGCTGCCTCCGGACCAGACGGACCAGATCCAGACCTTGCAGGACCGGATGGATTCTCTGGAACAGATAATCATGATAGCCAACGCGGACACCCCGTCTAGCCTGCCTGCCGACCGGCAGATGGCGGATCTTCCGGATGCTCATCTAGGAGCGCACTGATGCCGATTGGATCAACCGGGAAAAAGTACAGCTATGACGCGGCCGGCAAAGCCCAGTACCGGAAGGATGAGGCCGCCCTGAAACACTCCCGGACGGGACCGGTGACCCGTCGTCCGGTGGTTCCTGCACGGCAGACCCCAGCCGCCACCGTGCGTCGGCGTCCCAGCTAGGACATCATGGCTGATACGGCAACTGCCCTGGCGGAGTATACCGACGACTACAACCGGCTTCGTGCCCAGAAAGCCCGGAACGTCGGGTCGGTCGAACTCCGGATCTTGACCAATCTGTCGTTTGCCTCCGGCGAACACTGGATCGGGAGCCAAAATCGGGTGCTCTTTACCCGGAAACGGGACCCGAACAAGCTCTACCTGGTCTTCAATCTCGCCGGACAGATGCTCCACAAGATGATGGGGCGTCTGAGCAGTATCGCACCCGTGTTCAAGGCGCGGGCCGATAAACAGGACCCGAAATCGGTCGGAAATGCCGAGGTGGTCAATAAATTGATCCGGGCGCTGGATGAAAAGCTCGATCAGCGGTCACGGACGTGGGAAATCCTCTGGTGGATGGCGATTGGCGGCGTGGCCTTTGAATACGTGCCGTGGGTCAAAGATGCCACGATGGAACCGATGCCCCGCTTCGATCCCGAGACGAATGAACTCGTCTGGACCGATGTGCAGACCGGGGAGCAAATACCCGAGTCCCTCCGGCAGGAGGCACTCATGCAGGGGGCTCCGGCCGAACGGTTCGAGGTCGTGGAGGAGATGGTCCTGGCCGGTGACGTGGGCAGTGAAATTCTGAGCCCTCTCCAGGTCTTTGTGGATGCCTCGGTGCGATCCTTGGACGATCTCAGCCCGGATCAGGCCGTGTATCTGGCCAAAATCCGGACGCTGGGCTGGATCGAGGCAAATTACGACATCAGTGCCGAAACTATCCAGAATATCAAGGATGCGTCCGAAGTGCGGATTCTCAGCACCGATATCAAGCAGCTGGGCGATCCGACCGGCTCGGTGCATCTCCAGGACCTTATTCCACGCATTCAGGGGAGTCAGGCGCAGAATGATCCTGATCTTTCCGTCGTGGTGGAACGATTTCAGCCGATCTCGTCAAAACACCCCCGTGGGAAGTACTCCGCGTTCATTCCCGGTGAACAGATCATCCAGGACGGCGATAGTCCCTACGAATCCATCCCGATCGTGGATTATCACTGGGGGCCGACGACGACGAGCTTCTGGAGCACGGATTACCTCTCCGATCTGATTGCGCCACAGCGGTTTCTCAATAAACGCCTCTCCCAGCTGGGCGAACAGGCGAATGCGTCCATTTATGCCGATGAACTGCTCGGCCCGACGGTGAGACGGGAAGATATCCCCGCCGATTACCCGGCTCCGATCGAAGGGGGCCTGACTGAAACCGGCGTGAAGATGATCCAGCGCCGTGATCCGCCCCAGCTACCTGCCTGGTTCATGCAATCAATTGATTTAACGATCAAATTGATGCGTGAAATCGCGGGGGGGATCGATCTGTTCTCCGAATCGAAGTTTCCGGGTCAGATGCGCGGTCCGATGGCCGTCCCGATGCTCCAGGAGATTATCGACACCCAGTGGGGAAATCTCTATCAGCATCTCGGGCAGCGATTCGCCAAGGTCAAGGAAATGCGGATCAACCGGGTCAAGGAATACTATCCGGCGATGCGGACGCTCCATTACACCGATAAGAGTATGCGAGACGAGGTCTTCACCTTCCAGGCGTCGGAAATCCTCCGATCGGGGACCGATTACTCCATCACGGTCGAACGCGGAAGCCTGATTCCTGAACTCCGGGCGCTCCGGGAAGCTCGGATTCGTGAACACCTCCAATCACCACTGGGGATTCTGTACGTCGATGAACGTACCGGGCGCATCGATAAGGAGAAAATCGCGTCTGACCTGGAAATGGGCGATATCGGCCGCGAAGCCAGAGAGTCGCAGTATCGCAAGCTCGCCCGATCCCTGGTCGAACGCCTCTGGGAGGGGCAGCCGCTGCCGGAGCATCTTCCAATGCCATTCTGGAACCTGCGCGTCATCATGGATGAGCTGGAGTCGGAAATGGCCACGACGGAATGGCTCGGCGCGAGTCAGGGCATCCAGCAGGGCTTCGTGGCGTTCTGGAACAAGTGTCGGCAGTTTCTCGTCCAGGCGTCCGAGCGACGGGAGAGCGGGATGCAGCAGCAACAGATCCAGAGTGCTGTCGCCCAGGCGACCCAGCAGGCCGCCGCGAAAGCGGCCGCCCAGGCCGTGGATATGGCGCTGGAGCAGGTCAAGGCCAGTCAGCAGGTCGCTCCGCAGGCCCCCGAGGCGTTGGCGCAGGCGATGTCGCAGCAGCAGATGTAGTTGACAGGATTCTCGCCCCTTTCTATACTGAGATCGACTGCCCAGACAGGACTGAGGCGAACACGGATCGTGAACACGCATCAGGAGACTCATCGGCAGATGAGCACCTCTCGACGCACTCACGGGCCACTCGACTGAGGAGCGGATATGGCAGATGACGATGTGACGGCTGCACCCGAGGAAACGGGGGTGGCTCCGGACCTTACAGAGAGTGGAGGAGAAACCAAGACATCCGATTCCTGGCCAGCGGAGGCTCAGGCCGAGTACACGAGGAAAACGCAGGCCCTTGCCGAGGACCGTAAAGCGTGGGATACCGAACGCACCAAGCAGACACAGCAGTTGCAGCAGTATGCCCAGCAAATGCAGCAACAGCAGTATGCGCGTCAGGCCCAGCAGCAGGCTCAGCAGCAGGCTCAGCAGGGACAGCAGAGTCAAACCACTATGCTGGACGAGTTACGCAAATTACCGTATCTGGATGGGGCGACGGCCGCGCAGCTCATGGAACGCATGGTGACCGAGGGGATCAATCCTCTCAATCAGGCGGTCCAGCAGCGTGACCAGATCATTGCGAAGCTCAGACAGGACCAGCAGGAACTGTCCGAGCGTGTAGGCAGTAGCCAAGGCAAGCAAGCTGAGCAGGCCCTCGAAGCCCGGTTTGTGAAACTCCGCGAGGAACAGGGTCTTCCCGATCACCCGCTCATCTACGAGATGATGCGCGACATGTACTTGTCGCGTACGGGTGCGCCACTTGATCAAGAGTTCCCCGAGTTGCTGCGAAAACAGTGGGAGGGGATCAAAAAAGTGGTGCGGGATGCCGACCGGGCGACGGCGAAAGCCGCCAAAGCCTCACCTTTCCCATCACGGGGGGGAGAGATTTCGCCCACCAGCGGCAAGACCGGCGGATACAAGACGCCCGAGGAACGCACGGACGAATTGTGGCCGATGCTCAACCCAGGTCAATCGGAATAATCGGTGACTCCGTCATGGGAGACTAGCACCGATGGCCAGTACAACTGATGTTATTGAAGCCCTGAAATACACCTACGGGGTCGATCAGGTCTTGTACCTTGTCAACCAAGAGGTCGTCTGCTGGAATATGTTCCAGAAGATGAAGAAACCGATGGCTGGCCGAGGGCAGTTCCTGATGCCCATCATGGTGAAGAACCCCGGCGCGTGGAGTGGGTTGGCAGAAGGCGGTGCGTTGCCGTCGAATATCGATCCCGACACGACCGAGGCGTCGTTCAGCCTCCAAGAGTTTGCGGGGCTGTACAATATGTCGTGGAAGCTCATCCAGGACGCGCGGAATTCGAAGTTTGCGTTCCAGACGGCCCTGAAAATGATGGAAGGGGGCTTCCGTCGGCGCATTCTCAAACTCATCAACGCCGATCTGATCTCGGATGGCCTCGGCAAGCTGGCGATTATGCCAGCAGCAGATAATCAGACCACCATTACCGTGGACGCCCTTCCCAGTATCGACCTGGGGATGACCGTCGATCTGATTGATGCTTCTGACAACGATACAGACTTGGCGGCGTCCCGAACCGTCTCGGCGATTGATGTGCAAAACCGTACCGTGACGATCAGTGGATCGGCACCCAGTGGGACCGCAGCCGGTGATTTCTTCTGTATTGAAAATACGACGAAATCCGGGGCGATCTACCACACGGAAGGACTCCTCGGCATCATTGATGATGCCAATCCACCCTCCGGAAACTTCGGGAATATCAACCGGAGCACGGCGGGGAACGAGTTCTGGGAATCGATCGTGCTTGAGAACAGCGGCACCAATCGGGCACTCACGGAAGACCTGCTCATTCAGTTGGAAGATGCCGTCCGTGAGAAGGGCGGGGCCAAGCTGAATGCCTATCTCTCCAATCTCGCCATCATCCGGCGCTATCACGAACTCCTGCGAGAAGACACCTTCTTTGCGATGAGTTCTCCGAAAGCGTTCGATAGTGGGGCTGGAGTGGGTCGTGACGGCGGGGCGCAGCAGAAGGGGACCGACGGTGGCGATGGACGCACCGTCTACCGCTTCAGCGGTAATCCGTGGCACGTTGAGCCGTACTTCGCGGCCAATACGATCATCGGGCTCGATACCAAGCACTTCTATATCGGTCACGGCGAGAATGCAGTGCCGCGTCCGGTCTCGGAGGTGTTCGATGGAACCCCGTTCTTCCGTCAGACCTCCAACGCGACCTTCGAGGTGGCGTGGTACTGGCAGGGACAGTTGCTGAGTGACAACCCGGCAGCCGGGGCCAAGATCGAAGACGTGGCCGAATCGTAAACTGAGTAGGTGGGGGGAGGGGTGACCCTCCCCTGTCACTTCGCCAGAAAGTAGGGATCATGGGTATTAAAGCAATCGCCAAACTTGCTCCGGTGCATGTCGTCTATACGATTTCAGCGGGAGAAGCGGCCGATATCGGTATTTTTGTCGCTGATCAGGACTATGAAATCATGGATGTGCGTGAATGCCATAGTATTGCTGGAGCGAGCAGTACGACCTTGGATGTAGGTATTGCGGCATCCGGGACGGCACCTGCGAGTCTCACCACAGCGTTGAGTTCGGCGTTGGCCTTAGACAGCACGGCCAATACGCCGGTTCAATCGACCTTGACCTCAACGCTAGCCAACCGAAAGATGGATAAGGGCGAACAACTCTCGTTGAATTACACCGGAACGGTCACAGCGTATGAAGGTTCGGTGCATATTGTGCTGAAGCCGATTCGGACGAATACGAGTTACTAAGGAGGCACATGGATCGTTTTCGACCCGTTCGCTATTCACTCGAGGAGAACCAGTTTTTTCTCCAGCATCTCGGGGAATCCCCGGTCGTGGCGCTCCAGGAGACGCTCCCAGAGGGGGTGAATCCGGTCGCCGTGCAGCAAGTGCTGGGAGAATTTTACGAACTCGACGAGCTGGAGAAGCATCGAGGCATCGCGTGGGCTGGGATACAGCAAGTCAGCCAGATCATCAAGCGATTCCTTGCTGAATATGCGACGTGGAAGGAGATGTCCACTCGTGGGGCACCACGCTTTCCGACCATGCACGCCTGGGATGGGAAAGGGCGTCCACACCGAGGCGGCGTCAGTTCCGATTCCGGTGAAGTCTCGACGTATTTTGATGGGAATGGCGATCGGCAACCGCTCTCGATTCCGTTGCGCGGATCGACGCCGACCGGGTTCACACCTCCGTGGGTGAAGACGCCAGAGCCTATACCGGATCATCTGATAGAAGACATGGAGAAAGGGCTGCTTCAGTGCCCTGTGGATAGCTGGGCGACGAACTTCAAGCCTGAATCACATCAGTCGCATAACATGGCTCGTGCCCGGATGGCCAAGCACTGCAAGTCGAGCAAGGACGAGCGCGTGCAAGAATTTGGGCTCAAAGTCTTTGGCTAGCGATGCTCGCGCAGCGGGATGATACCTTCTCGGTTCCGGTTCAGCGGAATACGCCGCCCCCGGTAGAGGAGCGTCTCAACTTCTGGCATCCGAATCGGTTCGGGGTCACAGTTGCGCCGACGCGCTTTCGACAGAAACTGCACGATCTGCACCCTGACCTTGAAGCCACCTGGCACCCGACGCGCCAGCGGTGGCTGGTCTGGTATCGACGGCCGCGAATCCAGCATCCGCTCTCTCCCGGCTGGCTGCTTCTGCTCGTGGTGGAAACCTCCACGAACGAATACGTCCCGCTGGACGATCGGACGCTGGCAGCGGTCTATGAACAGAGCGGCTTCAAGTGGGGATCGGGGAAGCAATACTGGGCGCGAATTGAGGATGAAGCTCAGCGCGACCATGACAAGCGTGACGCCGACCGTGAGCAGCTCATTGATGATATCGGGAGCGATCAGTGGAACCACACGAAGATTCAGGTGAGCCAGTACGGACACTCGTCTGGTAGTAAATTCGTCACCCATCACGCAGGCGACTAGATGGCAACTGGACAGACGATGCTCAACGCGATGGAACTGTTCGATCGCGGAACCCAGGGACAGTCTGGCGAAACCAGTGTCACGATGGCACTCCGGGCGCTCAATGCCGGCCAGGATCACCTGGAGTCGATGCTGGCGTTGCAGCCCAACTCGCTGGGGTCCACGGCGGCCACCGTCACGACCACGGCCAATACGGAAGCGACGGACTTCCCGAGTGGGTTGATTCGTATCGACCGGCTCCAGTTCATCGATCCCAATACCAGTCGCCCGGCATGGGACCTGGAGCGCGTGGGACCGATTGGGGGACACTACGATTCGGGGAGTGAGTATCCGACGATCCAGTTCGATGCCTCAACGTCTGGGCGTCCGAGGCGGTACTCCACGAACGGGACCAGCATCTATTGGTCACCGCTTCCTGATGCCACGCATACCGTGCGGTATTACGGACTCAAGGCCGCCGACGATATTACGGCGTCTGGGACCTTTGCGTATACCGACATGGCGGCGATTGCGGTGGCGCAGTTTGCGGCCGAGATATTCAAGATCGGAAAAGACGATGAGGTCGTCTCGATTGTGCAGGTCGGAATGAAGATTTTTGGTCCGGTCATCCAGGGGATGGCCCGCTTTAATCGGGATCGACCGCCGGGCTATGAATATCGGTATGGTCACACAGAATAGGAGTACCTGATGGCGTGGATTCAGGAAGACTTTCAGGACGGACGCGACACCCAGCTGATTAAACGCGCCGTGATTGACGGAGCGACGAGTGGGAACAATACGCTGGTCGCCGCTGTGACGGCGAAGAAGATTCGCGTGCTGGCCATCTTCGTCACCATGACCGGAACGGCCGTGACCATCCGGTTCGAGGACGGGGCCGATGGCACGGCGTTGACTGGACAGATGGGACCGACAGCAGGGCAGACCATCGTGCTGCCGTTTAATCCCGTGGGCTGGTTTGAAACCTCCGATGCTACGCTGCTGAATATGGAACTTAGCGGAGGCCAGTCGGTTGATGGGGCACTGGTCTATATCGAGGCATAGGCATGGCTGATATTGAAGTTGCGAATACTGATTCGGATCTGAGTGGGAATACCCTCGTCACCGAGGAGAACGCCTACACCATCACGGGTCTGCATACCTTCAGTCGCAGTACGAATGCGCCGTTTGCCGTGGTCGCCGGGGCGGCGGTGGTCTCCAACCTCGACGCCGATAAACTCGACGGACAAACCGGTACCTACTACATTGACCCGTCCAATCTGAGTAGTGCGGTGGGGGTCTCCAAGGGTGGCACGGGAGCCACCTCGCTCACCGATGGGGGAGTTCTCCTCGGGAGTGGCACTTCGGCCGTGACAGCGATGTCTGTCCTCGCTGATAGCGAAATGATTGTCGGCGATGGATCGACGGACCCGGTGGCTGAAAGTGGTGCGACCTTGCGGACGAGTATTGGGGTGGGCACAGGCGACAGCCCTCAGTTCACCGCCCTTAATCTCGGCCATGCGAGTGATACGACCCTGACTCGCGCAAGCTCAGGGAATGTGTCCATTGAGGGGAACGCGATCTACCGCGCCGGGGGCACGGATGTACCCGTCACCGATGGGGGGACTGGCGTGTCCTCGCTCACCGACGGTGGAGTGTTACTGGGCAGCGGGAGCAGTGCAATTACCCCGATGGCCGTCTTGGCCGACAGCGAGATGATTGTCGGGGATGGCTCGGGCGATCCTGTGGCAGAGAGCGGGGCGACCCTTCGGACGAGTGTTGGTGTCGGAACGGGCGATAGTCCGCAATTTACAGGGATTGAATTAGGCCATGCGAGCGACACCACCCTGACGAGAGCGAGTGCAGGGAATGTTTCGATTGAGGGCAACGCCATTTACCGGGCTGGCGGGACGGATGTTCCGGTGACCGACGGAGGCACTGGGGCCTCCTCTCTGACGGATGGTGGTGTGTTGATCGGGAGCGGTACGTCAGCCATCACGGCCACGGAAGTGCTTGGAGATGGGGTCATCCTTATTGGTGACGCCTCTGGCGATCCCACAACTCTCGATGTCGGGAGTTCCACGGCGATTACCGTCCTGGGAACGGTGGCGACTGGAACGTGGCAGGCCACTGATGTTGGTGTGGCGTATGGGGGTACCGGCGCGTCCACGCTTGCATCAGGACGTGTCCTGATTGGCGCCGGAACGTCTGCGATTACGACGACGGGAAATGCTGAAGTCAACGGCCATCTCAACATTCTGGCTGAAAACGATTTGCGCCTGCAGGACAATACAGGTGGGCAGTATGTCGGCCTCGACGCGCCCACTACCGTCTCAAGTTCCTATACCCTGACCTTTCCAGCGGCGATCGGCTCCGTGAATCAATTACTTACCATCAATAACACCGATGGCACGCTCCAGTGGGCAACGGCGTCCGCAGGAAGCCCAGGCGGGAGCGATACGCAGGTCCAGTTCAATGATGGCGGGAGTTTCGGAGGCGACTCAGGGTTGACGTGGGACGACAGTGGAAAAATCCTAAACGTGACCTCGACGAGTATCAACGTGTGCAACCTCGTCTCCTCCAACAATACCAGAGGCCCGACTCTCGATTTCTACCACAGCAAGGCGAGCGGTACTGATGCCACTAGGGTCGCCGAACTTGTTTTCTATTCAAACGACGATGGAGATACAAAGCGTCAATGCAATCGGATCTATTTTTATGTGACTGATTCTAATGAAGCACAGATGGATAGTTCGATTACGTTTCTCGTGATGGATGGTGTGAACACTCCAGGACCTGCCGCGACTTCGGGTGTGCTGACACAGTTTGGCGTGTGGACAGATGCCAGCGATGCGGAAGATAAGACCTGGGGTCCGGTAGCCATCAAGGATCTGTTCGTGACGGACCAGCAGTCGGCGGAGGATATCGAACGCGGGTCTGACGGTGGGAGCGTGTGCCAGCGGATTCAGCGAATTCGGGACGGTCGCTATCACAGCGTCAGGTTGCCTGAAGGAAAGACCCCAGTGTGGTTTGGGGGACCGTCCGCGCAGGATCTCTACACCGAATTTGGACTTGGGTTTAATCCGTTTGTCTTGAAGGACGACGGAACACCCAAGAATCACATCGGCATCTCGCCAAAAAACCAGGCCGCCATTTCATGGTGGGCCATTCAGGAACTGATTGATGAAAACGCCGCATTGACCAAGCGGATTACAGACCTTGAAGCGTCCAGCGGGTAGTGAGATGTGAGGGTCGATACGCACGCCGAGACGCTGTGTCGAGACGCTGATGACACCTCTGATTCTGGCTATCCAAGAACGGCATCTCATGACCGTTGGGACGGCTGCCACTGACGACACCGTCAGTCATGTTCTCAGGCGGCTCCTTTTTGAACCCGATCGGTTTCCCACGCTGCACGAGGCAACAGCGGAGTGGCGAGGTGCCATTCCAGATGGCCGACCCCTTCTCGGGAGCGGTCGGTGATACGGGCACTGCTCATCCTGGCGGTGGTGGTCGGTTGCACATCGACTCCAGACCTGGTACTTCCAGAGCCTCCGGTATTTGAGCCTCCGGTTGCGGAGCTAATTCCGGACCCGCCTGTCGTTGTTCCTGAACCTGTTCCGTTTCCTGCTGGCCATGTCAGGCTCGACGGCAGAGCCTTTGCGGATGACGATGGACCGTTCAATGCCTGGGGCGTGACCCTGATGTGGGGGCTGTGGGCGGCGAAGCACGACCAGCCGATGCTGTCAGAAACACTCGACTGGCTAGCTGGCTGGGGCGTGAACTACGTTCGGGTGCTGTCGATGGTGGGCTCGTTACCCTACTGGGAAGGACGAGTCATCGATCCCAGGTGGCCGGATTATGGCGAGGTCTTGAATACCCTGCTCGATGCGTGTGCCGAGAGAGGGATGCGCGCGCAGGTCGTGTTGTTCGCAGATGCCCAGGTGATGATGCCAGACCATGCTGACCGTCGGGCGTGGGTTGAGGTAATGGCTGAGCGGCTGGAAGGCAAGCGAGATGCCGTGCAGTTTGTGGAGGTGGCAAACGAGTCGAACCTCAACGGGATCGATGACGAGACGCTCCGGGAACTGACGTTACTCTGGGATGAGGTGAGCGAGATTCCCGTCGCGCCATCGAGTCCAGATGGAGGCAATGCCGAGGAGTCGATCAACCGGCTCTTCGATGGTCGGCTGGTTGGGGCAGACCTTGTCACGCCACATTTCGACAGGCGGACAGATACGGTGGAAGCCTTCTACAGACCACAACGACAACCCTGGGAGGCTCAGTTCTACGATCATGTGCTGCCGTTTACGAACAATGAGCCAATCGGACCCGGCTCAAGTGGAGAGAGCGATGCCGATCCTGCGCGTCTAGCGATTGGGATGGCGGCGACGTTCATCGCTGGCGGGGCCGGATACGTGCTGCACAGCAGCGCAGGCGTTCGAGGCGTTGAGCAGTATTGGGATGTCGTCCCTGAGTCGGTCATGATGGCACTCAGATCCACGCGAGAGTTACTCCCGGCTGGCATCGCATCGGCGGAACGGTGCAATCACCATTGGGACTGCCACCCGTATGAGACAGACGATCAGATTTGGCCTGATACGGGAGGGTCCGGCGTCGTGAGAGCGTTTGCGGCTAACATGGGTGGGAAATCGTATGTCGCGGTGATGGGGATGCGTGAGTCCTACACGGTTGCGGCAAAGTGGCCGATGTCGGTTGAGGTGTTTGATGTGCGGACTGGTGAGAGAACAGATGTGATTGAGCTAACTGAAGGTCAGGCGTGGACGTTCCATGAAGGTGGGACGAGGGATTATCTCCACCGAATTACGCGCAGGTAGTGTGATGGCATATCCAATGCAGACCCAGGTATTCTCGGTGTTCCTGGGCACCCAGGAGGGGATTCATTCTGTCGCGCTGCCGGCGATTTATTCGTCCAGCGGCAGCCGGAACCTCTGGATTGATAAGCTCGGACGCGCCAAGAAGATTCTGGGCTATAGCAAGCAAAATAGTTCGGCCGTCACGACCAATACGGGCGGGAGTGCTACACGTCTGCGGTCACTTCGGGCCTATCGGCAGACTGGCGCGAGTTTTACCCGACAACTACTTGGGGCCTTTGACGACGGCACCAATGAATTTGAACTGTGGTACAGCACGAATGATGGAGCGGCGTGGACCTTTATTGCTGATCTCAGCACCGGATCGGTGGGACGGATTCCTGATTTCGCGCAGGTGGACAACAACCTGTTCTTTACAGACGGGGTGGTAGCGCCACGAGTCTGGAACGGCTCCTCTCTGGCGACGGCTGGTGCCAGTGGGAAGTCTCCGACCATCACGGCAGTGGTCAATACGTCGGCTGGACAGCTCAACGGGTCCTATACGTGGAAGATGGTCAGTGTGGACGCAGCAGAAACCCGATCGGCGGGGTCTGTGACCTCTAACGTGATTCAACTCCAGGATGAACAGGCCAATCTGTCATGGACCGCCGACTCGGATACCGACATCACGGGCTATGAGCTGTATCGCACGACCGGGACCGGTACGAACTATTACTTTGTGACGTTCATCGATGGACGCACGACTACCAGCTATACAGACAATGCATCGGATCTGGATATTCTTGAACATCGACTTCTGGAGGAGCATGGCGATGCCCCAGCGACCGGCACATACTTCTGCGAACCCCACAAGCAGCGACTCTGGTGGGGACGCACCGACACCAATCCTCGGCGTGTCTTTTGGTCCGATCCAGGGAAGCCCGATCAGGTGGGAGCGAATAACTACCTCGATTTCACTGATCAAAGCTCCGTCGGGGACCTCATTACCGGGATCGTGGGGGACTTCGAAGGTATGTTGGTCGTGTTCCTTGAACGATCCATCTGGACCGTCAGCGGCACCGGACAGATAGTCTCAGACATCATGGACTGGGTGCGTACCAAGTCCAATGCGCTTATTGGGGCCGTCTCGCACCGGTCGATTGTCCAGGTACCGGCTGGGGCGGTCTATACCGATGCGTCCGGGAACCAGATTACGACGCCACGGGTGATGCAGGCATATTTCACACCCATGGGCGATATCCGCCTCTTTGACGGGAATAACGACACCATTATCAGCACTCCGGTCAAGGAAACCCTCAAGACCTTCCTGTATGCCCAGATCAAGAAGATTCACGCCATACATGACATTGAAAACGGGCATATCGTCTGGTTCTGGCCTGGTCCGACGGCCTCCGGTGATGATGCCGAATGTAATCAGGCCGTGGTCTGGAACTATCGGTGGGGTGTCTGGTATGTCTGGCCCGATATGCCGATGTCGGCCTCCACGACAGTCGAAACGTCGAGCGATACACAGGTGATCCTGACGGGTGAGGCTCAGACCTCGAAAGGCGGCTTCTGCTACCAATTCTTCAATGGGGACAGCTTTGACGGATCGAATATCCCGTCACGCTGGATGACGAAGGTGATTTATGGGACCGACAATTCGTGGGATGTTCGGGCTCCGCAGCAGCTCATGGCCTACACGAAGCGGTATCGCTGGCTCGACATCATCGCGGAAGCTAATTCCGATGTCACGCTCACAGTTGAATGGATGTCAGGAGGGGCTTCTGATGAGGCGGTCGGGCGTGGGAGCGCCACAAAGTCGATCGAACCCCTGGGGCTCCAGTTGATCACTTCTGATGGGAACGGGATCGATACGTCTGAGAGCAGCAACATCACGGTGCCCTTCGATAGTGTGCAGCGCATTATCAACATGGAAAGCAGTACCGGGGACTTCATTCAGGATGTGGGATGTCGGATTCGGATCAGCGACGACGCACAGAATGGGAGCTGGAGTCTCGAAGGGATGACGCTGGGCTATCAGGTGTTGCCAGGCGCGACGAGGAGGTTGCAGTAATGGCGGAACAATGGATTCAGAAGATGAAGGACGGGTCGAATTTCAAGGCTGGGGCCTTCTCCGGGCAGGCAAAGCGTGCAGGGAAAAGCACGTCTCAGTTTGCGCGTGATGTGCTGAAACCTGGGTCTGGAGCAACCGCTACCACGAGACGGCGTGCTCACCTTGCTCAGACATTCGGGAAACTGCGACGGCGGAAAGCGTAGGATACCTTATTGTGAAGCGGGCGCAACGGTCGCTCCCCTTGGCGGTGCCCGCATGAGCGAACAGATCCTGCGCGCCTCGGGACTAGAAGGTTAATGCCGTATACCAACGAACTGCTCCCGTTTACCGGCGCGCTGGGGCTTACAGTTTCCACGTCGTATGAAGCCGCCGAGAAGATGGCAGGCAAGGCGGGGACCAAGCGCCGGAACGTGCTGGTCGCTCTCGGCCACCACCCGAAAGGGCTGACCGACAAGGAACTCCAAGCCCTGTTACGCATGGGCGGCAGCACAGAGCGCCCACGGCGCATCGAGCTGCATCAGGCAAAATTGATCCACGCCAGCGGCGACCGTTATGTGCAGGAACACGGCAGGTAGTGTGGTCGTTGACCGCGCTCGGGGAAATAGTGATGGAGGGAGGCTGTGTGGAAGCATGAGCGATCCGATCCTGGCAGTGGAGTCAGACATAGATCCTCTCTGGATTCCGTGTCGGTCGTGCGATGAATACTGGTGCGTCAAGCATGAGAAGCACGTCTTCGAGTGCGACTGTCCCCCCATAGAGGAGTGGGTCGAGAAGGGGACGAACCCGTATGGCTAGGTCGAATATTCCTCTTGATTTCCCGACGCCAGACTTTGCGCGGATACGGGAGGAATCTGGCTCCGTCACGGAACGGGCGATGCGGTCCCTCTACTTCTCGGCTCTTGACACGCGCCGTCGATTGCGACGGATTCAACAGGAGCTTGCATGGAAAAGCACCCCGTTTCTGGCAGGGAATTTCACCGCCAACACGGGCACATGGACCGTCGCCAGCGCCGACCAGAAGCAGTACGACTTTATCAAAATCGGCCAGTTCCTGGTGGTGAACTTCTTTCTGGAGGATACGACGACCTCCTCCAGCATGGGCAATCAACTCCAGATCCAGCTCCCGAAGGGGATGTCCGCGTCTGCAACGACCTACACGGGGCCGCTGACGATCAAGGGATCGGTCGATACGGAAGGCTACATCACCACCGGAGGCACGGATAAGCTCTATTGTTTCCGCACCGATCATGCGGCCTGGCCGTCCAGTATTACGGACAATGTCGACCTCCGTGGCATGATCACCCTCGCGGTGACTGGGTGATATACTGACGATGGGAAACGGAAACGGTCACGCTGCTGACATTCGGCTTCGGAACTACACGATCGGCGATCCCCCTCGCGTCATGGGCTGGTATGATGCGGATCGTAATGGGTTTGAGTTATTTATGGGAATGCCCATCCCTGATAGTGTGGCGCTGTCGATGTCGATGAATTTGCTCCTCCAGGATGCCAGGAACCAGCAGTCCGTCTTTCAAATGATTGATCGAGGCAGTGAGACGATTGGGTTTACGGCACTGACGAACATCACGCCAGATCGGACGTTTGGTCAGCCACATCTTTATATTGCCCCGTCTTATCGCCGGTACAGTATCGCGTCGGCTCACGCATCCGAACGCTATGCCAAGACGCTGGGGCTCAAGAATTTCATTATCACGGTCGAAACTACCAATCCGCGTGGGATGGCGATTGCCAAGCGCCTTCACTACATCGAGGTACCACGACGGACGTTTACAAAGGAGTTGACGTAATGGGTAGTGCAGCAGTTCCGATTGCAGCGGCAGGGCTAGGTGGGCTTGGGAGCTATCTGTCAGGGGCGCGGCCTGAATCGGCTAAAATTGAAGGTTACGGAGGAGTACAGTTTCCAGGGCTCAATCCGCAGCGGATCTTCAAGGGTGCGTTGGGGGATCTGGGACGGATGGGGGCTCTCGCCACGCAGTATGCCGCTACTCCGGTCTCGATGCCGAGTTCCTATGTGCAGCCACTCCCGATGTTCAAGGGGGCTGGTCCCGTTGATGTGTTTGCTGGTGGGATTGACCCGGCGCTTCCTCGCCCAGAACTGCAGTTTCGGAGTGGTGTCGATTGGGGGGATAGTCCACTAAGTATTCCGTTTACCCAAACAGGGGCTGGATTGGAGGATGTCTCTCAGTTGAACTCCGATCAGGATGTTATTGCTGGTGAAGTTTCCAGAGGTGGGCAGGAATTTATGCGCGGTGCGGTTCAGCAACCAGCACCAGCGCCAGCTTTCGGGGGTGCTCATTCGGGGTTGAAAGAGATGCAGCAGGCATTATCGTTACTAAGACCTGGAGCTGATGCTCCTGGCGAGTTTAGCGAGTTTCTCTTTACCGGCGCGTCTGGGCCACGGGGACTAGCGGCAGCCGTCCCTGAACGCCTCTGGGGGTCAAAAGACTCTCCTATGTATGATCTAGAGAAAATGCAGCGAACGATTTATGGGCAGGCCGGATATCCGACAACAGGAACTGGTGGAGTATTCCCAGCGTCTCCCAAGAAGAGCGGGAAGAATACGTAGGGAAGTGAGCGAATCGTATGCCAAAAAAAGCTCCGTGGTTTGAAACGCAAACGGGTGCCGTGGAAGGCCTTGAACCATGGGGTGATACGGGTGACTGGTCAGACTATGGGGCTGCTGGTGCATGGGGAGGGACTGCCGAGACCAATCCATGGCTGATTCCAGGACCCATAGGCGATTATGGTGAGTACTCCTTGGGGTATGAGGGCACAGGGGTTCCTGGTCCCGGTCTGGGACCTGACGGGCTCATGCCCTTCAATCTTGAGGATCTTGGGGAGACTTCGTCAGGACTTAGTGACATCCTTGAAGGTTCTGACTACAGCCTACAATTCGATCCGCTCGCCACGGCGAGGAGAAGTTGGCGTCCGACGTATGGGATCGAAGGCCCTGAAGGCGATACTGGTTACCATATTTCTCGCGGCGGTGGTGGCGAGACTCTGTTGGAGGAGCAGTACGCAGGCTTTCCGTGGGTAGGTTATCAGGATCCAAACGAAAGACCTGGTGTAAATGAAGACGAAGTAGCTTGCATAGCAAGGGGTGGGTCGTGGAATGGTATTGACTGCGATATGCCACCAGCTCCACCCGAGCCACCAGCTCCACCCACGCCCCCAACCACATCTATAGACGATCTTAGACTACAGTGCGAATTGGCTGGAGGGACGTGGACCAGTAGTGGTTGCACCTTTCCAGGAGTGGAACCCACAATAAATACAAGCAATATTCCTCCTACCGGGCCTGCTCCTGGGGCAATGGACCCGAATCTGCTCAAGTATCCTGGATCGGAGATGCTGGACTTTCTGGGACAGATTCCGTACTCATCGACCAGTGCTCCGCTGACTCCAGGACCTTATCAGGATATTTTTACCCAGGAAGTGGCAGCCGATCCACTCTCACGGAAGGCTAATCTAGCCCTAGAAGATCTGATTCATCGTGGGGGTGTCGTGGCCACGCCGTTTACCTCTGAGACTGAAGGGGCTATTAAAAACATTATTCAACGTGAAGGGCAATTACTTCCTACCGAAGCGGAGGCAACGGTCTTCAAGAACCTCAGTGATGCAGTGCAGAATTGGGGCGAAGCCCCTCTGACCACCACTGAAGCGGCGTCTCAGGGCGTCATTAAGGATCTTCTGGCGAGCGGTGGGGTCTTACCACAGGATCAGGCCAGGCAGGCGATGGCTATCGAAGCGGCCCGATCTCCACTGGATCGTCTCCGGGCCGCACAGCTCTCTCAGGGACAAGCCGCACTCGCAGACCGGGGATTACTTGGGCAGGGACCGGAAGTCGATTACATGGAGCGGCTGGAGACACAGCTGGCTCCGATGTATACCGAGGCCGCTCAGCAGATTGCGCTTGAAGAAGGGGAACGGTCTGATGCCCGGTATCGGCAGGCGCTCGATCAACTCAACCAGCAAGCGATGACCCAGCGACTCTCGACGGATCAGCGGTTCGCGCAGGCACGGTCGCTTCAGACCGACATTGCGCTGGATCGGGCGCAGCGGCAGGATTCCCGGCTCCAGACCGCGATTCAGCAGGCCGCCAACCTCACGGTTGAGCAGAGCCGGAACCTGGTGAACTCGATCAATGCCCTCACAGGAGTCCAGCAGATGCGGACCGACGCCGCGCTGGAAGTACTGGATCGCAACATGGAGTGGAATAAGTTCCTCGCCGAATACGGCCTCGAACGCGACAGGACGATGGCCGAACTCCAGCAGGGGCGGTACGAGTTCCTGCTTCCGTTACTTCAAGAGTACTTCAAGGCTGCGGCAATGGCTGCCGAAGGCTATGTGAGTGGTACTAGGGAGGGATAATAATCATGCCATTTAATCCGTATACCGGCACGCCAGGCGGTCCAGGGGCACCTGTAGCCCCGCAGCGTCAGGGAGCGCCCCAGGCACGGCCAATGTTTGGGAACATCGGGGGTGCGCCTACACAAGCACGCACAACGCGGCGGAGACCGATGGGGCCACGGCCGCAGGGACCGCCTGGGGTCCAACGACGTGGGGTCGCTCCGTTGCCTGATACCCGGTTGGCCGCTCCGGCACAGACGCCTGGACCGTGGGGAGGGGGCGACCCGCCCATGAGTCCGGCGATGGCTCGGTTGATTGGGAATGGAGGGTATCGCCGTGGCTAGCGTGCGTCGAAAGTCACTGATGGAGGCCCAGCAGGGGGGACGTACTGGGAGGCAGGGCGTTGGGGATTTCCTTCTCGGGTTTTCCAAGGGTCTAGAGCCCCAAGAGACGAAGAATC